TTTGACTCGGCAGATAACTTTGAATTATATGGATCACGGTTTATCGGGTGAAACTGCAAGTCAAAACGTCTCAATAGGTTTCGAATCATGCCTACCCGAAAACGCGGGCCGCTCAAAATTGATCTGACAGGACTCGACGGGTCGGCGAAAATTGACGCCGAATACAATCCGATCGTCGATAAATACTTTGTGAGAGTTGGCAAGAAGCGGCACACATGGACTGCTACAGAGTTCTCGAAATACTTTCGGAAGTGGCTGGTTAGACAGAAAGATTGAGATGCCAGCGAGGGTGGGACGTTGACATTCTCTGTGAGCGAGTTGTAAAAACTGCCAGGGGTGGTGGTGATGGTTGATTTACAGTACGGCACACCGGTTGCGATTGTGGAGACGGTCAACGCAGCGGGTGGAGACTTGGTCACGCTCGACGAAATCAATCAACTGATGACTGCTGGAATGCCAGTCAGCGAGAATAGAACGATCAGTCCGGTCTATGCCGTGGCGTGGTTGTTGGCGACGGATTCAGACCGATCGCCAATCGATGGAACTGACCAGACTCCGACCTACTGATGTGAAGCAGCTCCTGAACTCGTTCCCAGAGTTCGGGACGGTCCTGACCGGAACGAAACTGACAGCACTGCGCAACAACGCAGGTCTGAGAATCGGTGACGGAAAGACGGTCGACCTCTACAAGCTGCTCGGGTTTCTGGTTCGGCAACGATTCGACGGTCCGACAGTCGCTCAGGTCGACGAAAGCAAAGCTGACGCTCACCGACGCCGGGTCCGGGAACGCCAACAGCGAATGATTCGGGCGGATCAGGAAATCTACATTCCTGATTGTGGAGACGAGGCGCTTCGCGCTGAGGTGTCAGGATCACTCAAGCGGTTCTGTGAGGTGATACTTCCAGAGCGGTTCTACAAAGCGTGGTCTCAGCCTCATTTGCTGGCGTTGTCGAAGGCCGAGACTGCCATTCGTCGCGGTGGTCTGTTCTCGCTGGCAATGCCGCGAGGAAGTGGCAAAACGGCACTGACGGACGCTGCCTGTCTCTGGGCGATCGTCACGGGACATCGTCGATTCGTGATGATTGTTGGCGCGACCGAGAAATCAGCACAGCAACGATTCGACTCGCTGAAAATGTCGCTCACTAAGAACGAGACGCTTCGGAAGCTGTTTCCTGAAGTCTGTCACCCGTTCTACGCGACAGACGGTCAGAAACTCAAAAAAGTGCGGATCAACGGCGAACTGTTGCATCTCGAAATGAGCGTCGAACAGATCATCATTCCAGTGATCGAGGGCTCGCAAGCCGCAGGCTCTGTGATCATGTGCCGAGGGATTACGGGCGACATCCGCGGGGCAAACTCGACGCTACCTGATGGCTCGATGATTCGTCCTGACCTCGTCCTGATTGATGATCCACAGACCGCAAAATCAGCGAAATCCCCGATTCAGTGCAGGGACCGCGAGACGATTATCAGCGGCGACATTCTCGGACTTGCGGGCGGTGACGTGGAGTTGTCCGGCCTGATGACATGCACTGTCATTCGAGAGGGCGACTTAGCAGATACTTTTCTCGATCAGGACCGACACCCGGCGTGGCAGGGACAGCGAACGGCGATGCTGACATCAGAGCCAACTGACTCGGGACTCTGGGAGCGGTACGCAGAGATCAGGGCTGACGGGTTGAGGAACGGCGACAACGGAGCAGCCGCGACAGCATTTTACAGGACCCATCGGGAGCAGATGGACGCCGGCGCCGAGGCGAGTTGGCCGGAGAATTTCAGGCCGGGCGAAATCAGTGCGATTCAGTCGGCAATGAATCTGAAGTTCCGCGACGAGGCGGCATTCTACGCCGAATACCAGAACGCACCGATCAGCCGCGACGCTGACGCACATTCCCTGTTGTCGGTTCCAGAGATCACCGAGAAACAACACGGCGCGCCGCGGTTCGTGATCCCAATGAACGCAACGCACCTGACAGCGTCGATAGACGTTCAGGAAAACTGCCTGTACTACGCAGTGGCAGCGTGGGGGAGCGCCTTCAGTGGGTACGTGATCGACTACGGGACATGGCCGGACCAGAACGCCTCGATGTTCCACTACACGTCGATCCGACGAACGCTTCGGAAGAGCTATCCCGGAACCGGCCTTGAGGGCTCGCTACGCATGGGGCTGGACGATCTGTCTGATTCCCTGATGCTCAGGAGCTATCCGACAGAGGGCGGCGCACAGCTAAACATAGAACGTCTGCTGGTCGATACGGGCTGGAAGTCCGACATCGTCAAGACGTTCGCCAGAGAACGACGAGATTCACGGATCACCTGCGCGTTCGGTCGATACTTTGGAGCAGCTGCAACACCGATCACAGAGCAGCCGAAGAAGTCAGGCGACCGAATCGGCGAGTCATGGCGGCTGCGTACTGACCCGAACGCGAAGATCCGACAGGTCACATTCGATACGAACTACTGGAAGTCGTTTCTGCATTCGCGAATCGCGACGGCTTACATGGACCGTGGATCAGTCACGTTCTACCAGGCACGCCCGACGCTGCATCAGATGATCGCGGAACACCTCCGAGCGGAGAGCCGGGTTCGAGTCGAAGCGAGGGGAAGAACGGCCTACGAATGGAAGCTCCTTCCCGGCGCACCGGACAATCACTTTTTTGACTGTCTGGTCGGGTGTTGCGTCGGTGCCTCGATGCAGGGCGTTCAACTGACGGAATCACGCACGATTGCACCGCCTGTGCGCCGCAAAAAACGACGCGGATCGATCAAGCCACTTTAGACACGGAGGAAAAGTTATGACCGGACCACGACGAGTGAACCGAAAGAAGACGGACATCCCGAAAAAAGGCGCCGTCGGGAAACATGGCAAGCAGCGCGAGTACGCGATCGTCGACCGGCATCCGGTCAACTGTCCTCGCTGTCAGTCAACGGAGCGGCTGCGTTACGAGGGCCGGCAAATCTTCGCATACGCTGGCGAGATCGCAGGGAAGCCATTCAGTCACGTTGTCTGGCGGAAGTGCATTTGCGTCTGCGGTCAGGCGATCAAAGAGAAATCACACGAATACTTCCCCGACGGAATCTGATTCCAGGATTCTGAAAACCTCCCTTTTTTGTGTGGTTATGGGCCAAAAGCGGCGACCGTAAAACGCCGCACATGCCAGACAACACTTCAGCAATCGCCGAAATCGACTCCATTCTTCAGAGTGGCGCGGTCACAGTGCAGGTCGACGGTAATATCGTTCGACGCGATTTCAGCGAACTGCGACGGCAAAGAGCGCAACTCGTTGCCACAAACACAGCGGAAAGCGCGACAGCGCCGAACCGGCCTCGATCCTCTCAGATACGTCTGGGGGGGTTCTGATGGTCGGATTCCTCGCCAATACAGTGAACCGGGTCGCCACTCACTTCGGCTACGACGTCCTGACCCCAAAGCAGAAACGTCGAGCACCGTCAGGCGACGTTCGGTCTGAAGATAAGATTCTTCCCGAAAGCGGGCGGCGTCAGATCAGCTCGGACGCTCTCGACCTGTCACGCAACTTTTCGGCGTGTGCGTGGGCGATCCGCAAACACCTCGATTACGTCAGCTACTTCGACTTTCACGCACGCACCGGCAACAACGCGATCGACGGTCAGGTCGAAACGCTGATGCGGGAATATAATCGGCCTGAAAACAGCGACGCGGCTGGATTCTTCACGCTCGCCAAGCAGATTCGAATGATCGAGGCGTCGCGGGTTCTGTTTGGCGATGGTGGATTCGTCAAACTGGCGAACGGGCAATTGCAGACGATCGAGGGCGACCGAATTCGGAACGAACGCGGCGTTGATGTCTTCGATCCTGAAAACCGAACGCGATGGGTGCAGGGTGTCCAGGTAAACCGATACGGACGCCGCCTTCAGTTCGCAATTCATTCACGTCACGGAAACGGATTCGTTCACGATCGAAACGTCCGGGCCTCGAACTTCATCCATCATGGTTTTTTTCACAGACCGGATCAGGTTCGTGGAGTCTCGCCGCTCACAACGGCACTC